CAGCGCCTTGATGTCTTTGTTGATGATGCCGTATTTGGAAACGGCGTCTGCATCTTCAACGTATTCGTATTGAACTTCGCCAAGCGATTCGTAAGTTTGGTACGCAACAGTTGCGGTGGTGTGGCGGGCTTTTTGCGATGTGCCGCTGTAAACAAAAATGCCGTCAACGACGTTGCTTGGTCCCAGCAGATATTGCGAATCGCCGGGCTTGTCTTGTTGCAGCACCAGTGAACCAGCGCCGTAATAGGCGATGCCACGGAACAGGCTGGTCATCTCTTGGATGACGTTGTAAACCTCGTCGCGGCTGTTGATCAGCAGGTTGCACGAGAAGCGAGGCTCCAGACCGCCCTTGCCGTTATCAACAAGCTCGTTGCAGTATTGGCTGATTGAGTAAAAGTCGTAGCGGTCAAGGCTGCTGGTAGGGACACTGGCGCCGTAGCGGGTATTGGTCAGTAGATCCCATAGGCACCACGCTGGGTCATTGGTCCATGTGGCTGCAGCAAACGTACCGTCCCAGACACCGGCGTAGGTGATGCGTCCAAGATGCGTGGTGGTATCAACCGTGGCATTGCTTGGGATGGCAACTTTGATGCCACGAACCAGATACTTACGGCTTGGGATGTTGTTGAACTGGCGCGAGTCAAAGCGCAGGAATGCAAGCGCGGAGTTTGGATAGCGAAACCGCTGGTCAATAATTTCGGTATAGCTGTACCAGTACAGTTCGTTTTGCGTTCTGGCGGATGAGGCGTCATCGCTGGTGCGAACGACTTTGATGTCAACGGGGAACGCGCCAGTCAGTTCAAAGATATAATCGCGCTGATAACGGCTGCTGGTTTTGCCTGCAATCGTGTCAGTAACAACGGTATTGAAGCCGCCGCCGTTGTATTGAACTTTGATCTCTAGCGAAACGCTGGTGGCAAGGATGTCGCCGTTGGTTTCAAATTGCTGAAGGTTTGGGACAACAATGGTGACGCGAATTCGGTCAATGTTGTTATTGGCAATCGAGCGAGTTACAGGGAAGTCTTTGGTAACTTCGACGTTGACAATGTTCTCACTTTCGGTGCCAATGATGTCTGGTATGACCGCCTGATCCTGTGTGCCGTTGCGGGTGACAACGGTGTAGCCGGTGAAGTTGGGGCTGTCATTGGAATCGACGATTGGGGTGCTATCGAGATAAATGCCCTTGGTGCCGTTTTCAATGCCTTGAATTTCGCCTTCACCAAGGAGATCCAGCACATTGGCGTATTGGACGGATTGCAGCGAATCGTCCGCTTCCGTTGGGGTTCGTTGTGCAGCACCACCACCAGCGCCTTTGCCACCTCCACCGCCGCCACCGCCTGCGCCAGCGATGCCAAGACCAAGACCAGCGTTGTGGACGCGGACGCCGTTGGCAATAAAGGTGTGATGCCCTTCGACGGTCAGGTTGTAAACCGTGCCAGTGCAGAACTCGGTCTTGCTGACGATGGGGCGGAGATGACCGTTGGCATCTACGAGGCAGTCATCAGTGCCAAGCGTGTCAATTTCGACGAAGGCGTTGAACTGGTTGAGAACCCAGTGGTTAGGGGTGGCATCAAGATGCTGACCGCCCCAGAGCGTGTAGCGGATGACGCGCTCGTTTTCGTGTTCGTGAACCTTAAGGATCTTGGCTTCGTGAACTTCGCCGGTGTGGTCAAAGCTGAGAACCAGATCGTCATGGCGTAGTTCGTCAATACGGCGTTGACCGCCGGGAACCGCGACGAGCGTATGCCCTAGGAAGCAACCGCCACCACCGCCACCACCAGAGCCAACAATTCGTGTCATATCAGTTGATCGACGTCAATACCAACAGAGATTACAGACGATCCGGTGAAGCAACGGCCATAAATAATTGGCACCGGCATACCTTGCTTTTCGGTGTTGACGATGCCCGAGAAACTAAAAGACTCAAACTTTGCGGCGTCACGTCCACGCTCGTATGTATTGACGGCAGCGGTTGAATTGACCGGAGCAGGCGAAAGGGCTTGAGCGACGCCACCAAGAACCAAAGCAACACCTAGTCCACCAATCGCAGAAGCGGCAACACCTCCCACCAAGCCAAGGCTTACAGCAGCGCCAGCGCCCGTGGCACCACCCAAACCAAGGCCAAGTCCCAAGAAGCCGCCTGCGGCGGGACCGGCAACGATGGCCAATGCAACAAGACCGATGCCCGCAAAAATTTGCCCCGCGCCCTGTCCAGCACCAGTCACTACAGGGGTAATGCTGAATACTTCACGTTCACTCCACGGACCAACAATCAAGCCGGCATTGTGTTCTGTAAGTTTTTCTTTTCCGATGGTTACGCGATAGCTAACCCCGTCATTTTCGCTATCCAATAACCACTTTTCTAGGCCGGGAAAGTTGATGCAAAGTGCCTTGAGCGCCTGCGCTGGGGTGTCGGCCTCAAACTGAAAGCGGCATTGCCCCAGCTTTTTGCGGAGTGCGCCGTAGACCTTAACGACTTTCATGCCGCAGGACTCGGGCGGTGCTTTTTAAATAATAACCGCCGTACACGTCCCTGCTACTGAGTCGTTTCTGGACGTGGTGGATGATCAGTTGGTCACCTAGGTAGATGGCGGCGTGGTTAGGTAGGGGCGACTGCAGTTGCATCAGGATGGCGTCGCCGTATTGCAGCTCCTCCAGCGGAATGGGGTAAAAGCCTTCGTTGGCGAAGTTGTCTAGGTATAAATTCTCACCCCGCAGCCAGAACTCATCGCGGCGGTCGTAGTCCCGCAGGTTCAGCCCAAATTCGCGGTTGTACCAGTCCCTGCAGAGCGTGTAGCAATCCACCACGCCAAAGACGAACTCGCGCCCCACGTAGGGCAGTTCAAAGCCTTCTGGCTCGCAATAGCCCCACTGTTCGGTCTGGGGATTGACGATGTGCCACGGCAAACCGGATTTTTCGCAGGCAACGCGGTCGGCTTGGGACGGCGCTGGGTTGGTCTTCGGATGGCTATGCACCACCGCCACAATTTCGCCTTGGTCTTCGGCGGCAACGTAGTCGGCGGGGTCCAGCACAAAATGTTCGTCTGGCGTTTCGGCCATGTTGCGGCAGGGGAAATACCGCTTGCGACCCTTGACCACCGCCACCAATCCGCAGGATTCTTTGGGGAACTCAGCCTTGGCGTGTTCCAGTGCAGCAGCCTGTACGACTTCGGATAACTTCATTGGGTCAAGCCTGCGCTAGGGAAGGAACCGAACGGCAAAACCGCAACGTCCCTAAAGGTGTAGTTCTGATCGGGTGCAATGAAGGAATAAGTTTGTGAGGTAAAGGTGGGGATTTGGTAGAAAACGTAGTCGTTGTAAGTGCTGCCAGAGTTAGGCGCCGAGTAGTTCAAGTAAACGTTATTGCCGCTGATCGAAGAAATTTGAGCTTTGGCGCTCTTGGGAATACCGGGACCAGTCACGTATTGACCAACCGCAAGAGATGACACGTTGGTTACATACATTTGGCTTGTGTATGGTTGTACAACGTTTTGGTAGCCATTGGGAACTTCAGCCCAAGGCCAACCTCTCTTGCCGGTCCACACGGTTTTATACATCGTCACTCGCGTATATTGAGGAACGAGATTTCCTGACTTGGTGCCAACAACGGTCAAGGTATCCCACAGATCCCAAGGCTGGCCAAGGGTTAACGTCGTTCCAGAGATTGAAAGAATCGTTGCGTTTGGCGGTACGTTCGGTCCAGCAACTTTCATGCCAATGGCAAGTCCGGTGGTATTGCTGACAATCAGATCAATACGATTACTTTGAATTGTTCCAGTTTTTGTGATTGATGTAGTGGCTGTTGCGTTGGCGCTCATGGTCACGGTTGTGCCGCTGATAGCGGATACGGTTGTGCCACTTGGAACGCCAAACCCTTTTACGGAAGATCCAATTTCAACAGCAAAAGTTGTGCCGGTCAAAATCAGTTGATTACTTCCATTGGTAACAGTCCCTTCGCGGAGAAATTGACCAAAGCGGGCATTGCAACTTGAAACTCGCTTGCCGCATACATCGGCTGCCAGCGTTGCCACGTTGTTGTCGTTGGCGTCAAAGTAAATGCTGCCGGTGTAGCCGCATTCGGTGCTGCGGTATTTCCACTGGCAGATGTTGGCAATAATTTGGCGCTTGGGAATCATCACGCCAGCAAGGTCGAATTTGCTTGCTAGCTCAAAGCTCACCGAGTCGCGGTTTTCGCTTGCCTTCCGGTCTACGTACCAGATCTCGTCGGGAAATTTGGCGTGGGGATCTGCGGCGGTCTCGCCGTCTAGGTATTTCTTGAGTGTGCGGATGCGCTTCACGGTGGCGCCACCGAGGTCGTTTCCGGGCGTGGTGGCGTTGACCAGCAACAGCAGTGTGGTCATCGTGCCGTCCAAGTTGCTGATGGTCAGCGTCGGACGTGGCAATGTGCCGGTGTTGGTGTATTCAAAGCCTTCAGCCTTAACGGGCAAGCGGACATAAGCGTTGCCATTCCATGTGATGTTGCCGCTGACGTTGGCGTTGCAGCCGTTGTGCCAGCGATAGGTGTCGCTGCTGCCGTGCAGGGTTGTGTCCAGCGTCATCTCAAACAGTTCAATAATGGCGCTTGGTGCCAGTGCGGCCAGCTCCTCGTAGACGCTGCTAATCGCCGTCCAGACAACCGTGCCATCGGTGATGGTGCTGCCAATGTCAGTTGGCCACGC